CTCTTTAAAAGATAAATCTTTTTCCAATCGAGATTCACCAGCAGAAAAAAACTTTACAGAAGCGATTCTTAAAAATTGCTCTAGTTCATCTTCAAGTTCTTCATCAGTGTAATTAGTAAAAGAAAAGTCAGTAACTTTTGAAAGAAAAAAACCATAAATATCCTCGAAAGGGGTTGCCATTTTAATCCCCCCTACTTACTAATTTTCACATTGAATACTTTTTCAATAGCCTGTACTTTTTGAACACTGTCTAACTGCTTTGATTCTATTTTCTCTTTTGCTTTAGAAACAACTAAATGGGCAAGCCCTTTAGGAATAGATTCAATAACATCTTCAAACTGTTCTAATTGAAAATCGAAAATTCCATCAATTTCTGTAGCGTGTGTCAATTTTTTATAACTATTTGATAAGCCTAAAAATTCTGCTACTTCTTCATCAAGAACAATAATAAAAGGTTCATCTAAAAATCTACGGTGTCCACTTCTCATAGTGAGTAGTTCATACAACTCCATGTATTCAATGTCACCATATCTTTCAAAACGAAACTCACTACCTGTTTTTCTACTTTGATAAATCAATCTTCCATTTGTTACATTCATGATAGGAACAAGCATTTGTTTGTCAAGCATTTCTTTTCTTCGTATATTTTTTTCTTTGGCTTTAGATTTAAGATTGCCTACATTAATTTCTTCGGTAACTTCTTCTTTATTTGTAGAAATACCTTTTTCTTCATTCTTACTCATAAATTAAAAACTCCTTTTACTCAAATTTTAAGATTTATTCTAAACGGTAAATACCATAATTTTCTGAAATAAGAACATTAAAACCAGCTTTCTTGATAAATCTGTATTCACGTTGCATATCTTTACGACCTTCAACTACTTCTTCCACTAAGCTATCACCTTCAAAAATTAACTTAACGAATGGGTCTAAGCCTGTTGGTGCAATAATAAGGAAATTATTGTCAATTGCCCATTGAGAAGAACCAACTCTATGAGAATTTTTAATTTCAACAAGCGGAGTGCCATTAAACATTCCGACATAACCCATACGATTAATTTCATCTTTCATGTTTTCAGAAAGGAAATTAGCATTTAATTCAATTCTGTCTCTTGTAATTCTTGAAAGTGCGGATTTCGTACCCAAAACAACTGCTTCTACACCTGTACTAGCTTCTACATGAGCGATTAAATCTACTAAAGTTGCGTCTGTGAAAGTACCAGTAACACCATAAGTAGCATTTAATTGGTCAAAAGAACTATAAACTGCATTGTAGATTTCATTCTGAATTTTATTTTCATAAGAACGAGCCACAACATCAATCATTCTGTCAAAAGAAACACGACCAGCCAATAGCCTGTGAAGTTCTTCGTAAATTGCAACTCCATAAGTCTTTGTCTTTACTGTAACTTCTGAACTATCTAATCTATCTCGTCTTAAATCACCGTTACCATCTGCTACAATACTTACATCAAACAAACGGTTTTCTGGAAGGGTGAATACCATTGTATCTCCCCAATCAAGTTGAACCGTTTCAACAAAGTCAGTAAATTGACCTTGTAAACCTTCATTGATAGTAATGTCTAAAATTTGTTCGATTATTTCAAACATTTCGGGATGTTTACGGAATGATTTAGGGTTAAGCTTGTCACTACCACCGTTTAATTCAATCAATTCCTGTCTTAACACTTCATTAGCTTCATCTTTTGTATAGTTAGTAATTTTACCTTTTCTCATATCTAAGGCTAACTTAACTAGCTCTTTACTCATAATATATCCTCCTTAAAGATTATTTGGTTATTTGATTAAACTGAAAGAACACGAATAGCATAAGCTGGTGTACGGTTATAGCCTAAAGTAGTTGCTTCCAATACTTCGGCAGTAAATCTAGCGTCAATTACCGCAGGACTAATAAGGTTAAATGCTCCAACTTGTGCAGAAACAGTAGAACCTACTGCTGGAACACCAGTGAATAAGTCAGAAGAAAGAGTGATAATGTCACCAACTGTTAAATGATACAAACGACATTCTTGACCAGCTTCTACAAAGAAATCTTCTAAAGCACTTTGTCTAGGGTCATACATTACTTCGGGAGAAGCATGTAAAAGAACTTCTTCCGCTAATACAGTAGGGGCAGTAATGTTATATAATTCACGTTCACCTACTACTAAAGAACCTAGTTGTACAAAAAATCCATTTAACATATCTTCTGTGGCATGACGACCATTTGCAAGGTGAGTGCCAGCAATTTTATCTAATCTTACGATTGCCATTTAATTTTCCTCCTTAATAAATATTTAGGTATTTGTATTATTTATTTAAATGCTTTTGGAATAAGTGGTCATAAGATGATTTCTTTTCTTGCTTATTATCATCATCAGCCACATAAAACTTAGCAAATTGTGATTGTTTTTTCACTTTATCACTAGCTTGTTTCTTACCCAAAATCGCATATAGCTTTTCTTCAATTTCTTCAAATGTGAAATGAAATACTTTTTCACGAATTTCCTTCACATCTGTATCAGATAACTTTTCAAAAGAATTAATTAAAGCTTCCACTTTTGCTTTGTGGTCATTATTTTCTCTATTCTTTTTATAAGTTACAAGTTCATCATAATCTTCTTTTAACTTATCATAATCGGTTTTAAGCTTTGTATATTCTTCCTTTAAACTTTCATCTTGTGAATGATTTTCTGAAAGATTTCCTTTATCTTCTTCCTTGTTAAAGGATTCGTCATTTGCTTTGCTAGATTCTTTATCAGCTTCCTTATTCTTTTCCTCATCTTTGGATTCATCTTTTTCATCCTCCGATTTATTTTCTACTTTGTTTTCTTCTTTGTTATCATCAGCTTTATTTTCTTTTGCTTCTGCTTCACTTTTTAATCTTTCTAATTCTTCTTTAAATGCTTCTAAATTTTCATCATTAAACGTATGGATTTCTACACCAGCTTCCACTACTTGTTCTCTAGTGAAGCCATACTGCTTTAATAGTGCTTCAATGCCCACATCATCTACCTCCTTCTTGAATTTGCTATTGTATTCACCTAGCATGGTGGATATACTATTTTTAAGATTATCCATAGAAAATTGCATTTCAACCTTTGCCGAGTTCATGGCTGGTTCTACATTCTCACCGAGAATTGCACAACCATCAAATTTGAATTGGTCAAAGACAAAAAGACCTGTATCATTAAAATGTCCACTATATTTTTCGGATAATTCCATTGATTGACCTTTAATTAAATCTCTTGAAAAAATTTCTGTAGCGTCATCAAATTTTTTCCAAACAATAGCGTCAACGACTAGATATTCTCTTTCTACTCCATCTGTACCTGTCATACTTTCCCATCTAGCATTATTCCTTTCGGGAATAACCCCATAGGCTTGACCTTTGTACTTCCATTTGTATTCGCCTTTTTCAACAACTAAGTCTACTTCATGACCACTGAAATCTTTGTCATTCTCATTCAGTTTTACAAAACCGAGTAAAGGTGTATTTGCTATTGAAGGGATAGCATTTTCAACAACCTCTTTTTCAAAGATTGAGCCATTGTAGTTTTCGCCTAAATGAAGGACATAAATTTTCACTTCAAGAAAGCGTTCATCTAACTCTTTAGTTGTTTGATATTGAATTGGAATATGAGTAAATTTATATTTATTCAGAATCGCATTTTTACCCAAATTTTCACCCCCTTCAAAGCATAAAATTTTTATTCTCTATTAGCGTTATCATCCCTTGCTACTTGTTCTTCACCTTTTTCTGATAAATCATCTTCTTTTGATGTTGGTCTACCAGTATTTGAACCTTTACCTGTAGTACCTGTTGAAGAAGAATTACCCGATTGTGTATGAGAAGATTGTAACGGAATAAAATCAGCTATTAGATTTAAGAAAGTATTCTCGACATAAGCCATATTTTTAACACTGGAAGGGCTTAATCCTAAAGCAGAACAAAGTCTTAATTTAACAGGAATACCATATGTGGCAGATTTTAACAAATCTTCTATATACTCTTGTTTATTAAAAATAGTAACATCAAGTATTTTTATAATAAATTTGTATTGACCTTTGACTACATATTTAAGTTTTCGGTTTATCCAGCGTTCAACTTGTCTTAAAACTGAAAAAACTTCCTGTTCATCAACTAAAACTGACTTTGCTAAATTTGCTTGTGAAGAATTATTACCATTAAATAGAAGGTTAGAAGTACCTACAGAAGAATAAAAGTCTCTTTCAGCTTCTTCTACTTTATTGGTATCTGCTCTATCTGTGCTAAAGTCAATCATATCTGTTTCAAACGGTACAGTTAATAATCCTATTTCTTCGGGTATTGTTGCCGATACACGATTATGGAACATAGTAACGTTTGGTAAGTCAATAAGAAAGTCATTATTTACTCCACTATCTGTTCTAATCGGAATTTTCTGAACAATAAATTTGTAATTGTCTACAGTAGTAGCGGTCTTTTTCAAGGCTTTATAATCTTCAATATCAAATATTGAAGCAAAAACACTTGTAAAAGGGGGTAAGTCATAATCTAATTGTTCTTGAATTTTGATACAAACAGTCTTAGTAGAATCTAATTCTTGCCATTGACCTTCTGAACCATTTTTATATTTGTTATAAAGTTTCTTAAACTCTTTAGGATACATTTCTAATTGTGGTAAATTTCTGTCAAAATATTGAAAGTTAAAAGAAAAATTATAAACTCCATCTTCTATAGAACTTATCTGACACCATTCATTCGGTAGCCTTTGGATAAAATAACTATCAGTAGCTTCATGCTCATATCCGTAAAAGGTATCATTTACCCATGCGACTTTTAAGGCTTTATTAAATTCGTGCTTGATATTCATTAAATCCAATAATATATTCGCTTTATCATAAGAAGTTTTAAAAGACTTTTCATTAATTTTATCTAAGTTTAAGTTTAGCGGCTCTACTACAAAATCTAATGTAGGCATATTTGCAAAGTAATTAATGATTCGTCTATAATGAGGGGAAGCACGATATAAACCTTGTGATAAGTCTGATAACTCTTTTGAGTATCTTCTAGGATTATCTAAATAAGTTTTAACATCATCTTTGGTATATTTTTTGACAATAGGATTAGTCCGTTCATTTAAATCTTTTAATATCATGCTAGATAATTGAGCGAAGTTTAATGCTATCCCTTGTCTTTTAACCTCTAATGAATTAACTAATTCTTTTTCTTTTTCTTTATCTTTTATCTTTGGCATACTGCACCCCCCTTATAACCGACTTTTCGCTTTTCTGCCTAAAAAGAAATTAGATATATCTATTACATTGTCTCTTTTAGCTTTGTTTTGTCTTTCTTTATTCACAATCCAAAACAAACCATATTCAACTGCACTAAATCTATCCTTGCCAATACTTTTGCTAATTTGCTTAACTTTGGTATTTGTACCCACTTGTTGATATTCAAGATTCATCAATTCTTCCTGTAGAAAATCAGCTTCCACATATGGTCTAAGTATTTTTGTAACTTCATCAGCCGATTTTTTCTTAATCTTTTGCTTCATTTGATGTTCTGTTACTAAAAACTTAACTTGATGATGTGCAATCGCATTAATAAATACGTTATGAATATCACTAGCATTAGTATCTTTAGTTTGAGATTTAATTACATATATCATTGGTACGGAATTTTGTAATTTATATCTATCATATCGAGAATCATTTACAACTGAATA